TTTGCTCAATCCCTTCTTCCTTGACACAATTTGGATATCTTTTTCCAAACATTGTCTTCATACCCTTTTTCTTATATCCTTTCCAACACTTTTCATCAAGCATCTTACTTCCAATTCCTTCAGTTGGTTGTAGTGGTTCTGCTTTAATAATATCTACAGATTCATATTCAAGTGCCTGAAAATCATCTCTCCAATTGGAGAACTCATAATTTTCTTTTTTGGTCTTGTTACCCCAGTTCTTAGCACCTTTTTTACGGCACTTAACTAGAGCACCTGATGCATAAGCACTTGGCCAGACAGAATAACGGGACTTGACTTTATGATAGCAGGCATCTTTCTTACCTTCATCAACCATTTCACCTTCTGGTTCATAATGTGCTTTATCTAATTTAATTCCTGGTTTCAGATTCTGTAATCTCTGCAGTCTTTCTCTTTCAAGATCCTGGTCAGTCTTCAAACCTCCATTGCCACCCATCTTAATCATATCCCTAGAACTTCTACCCCCAGCATCGCGTCGTTCAGCGATAACTTCTTCTTTAACGCCTCTTGCCTTGTTGATGGCATCTTGCATTTTTTGATTTCTAGATTTAACCTTCTCACCAACTTCTCTTGCTTTGTCCATAAGTTTCAATCCAGCAAGTCCTGTACCTATTGCTAAACCTGCACGAATGACATTTGCAGCACCTTCATCAATAGGTTTCGATTCTTCTCTCCAGTTTGAATAAGATTCTGTTTTCACGTTGATTGCCTTCCCTTTTCTATTTGGATTTCGATCTTGACGTTGCTTTCTACGAAATGCCTTTTCCTCTTCCTTATCATTTAAATTTGCAGACATTTTGCTGGACCCACACTTAGGTTTGGTCTTTTGTCCTGGTTGCTTTGCACAAGGTTTTCCAGCGTATTTCCCACCCAATTGGACCCAACCAGGTTTGCCATCACTAGACTTACTCTTACTAAACCAGTCACGCAAAGAAGAATCGCCACTTTTCGATTCATTCATTTTATCTACATAACCAGCAGCAGCATCAGTGTCGTGTGCAGTGTCAGTAATCTTTGCTTGCATCCAGGCAGGAATATCCTTTTCCTTTTTACCTAATCCTTTTCTTAACTTTGCAATATTTTCTGCCGACTTTTTAAGTTGACTCTGTGCCATTGCAACTTCATGATCACCATTTTTTCCTTCACTTACCTTTTGTCTATTCCCACAATGTGCTCGTTGAGAGAATCCTTTTGGATTATCGCAATCGATGGATTTTTTGTACTTTGCACTCCACGATTCAGAGACGCCACCTCCGCCGCCTTCACCACCTCCATCAGAAGAGGAGCCATCCCCGTTGCCATTGCCATTTGAGTGATTTCCATTTCCATTTCCTCCATTACCATTATTTTTTGTTTCTTCATCGGAATCATCACCTTTTTCCTTACGAAGATATCCACCTATACCAAGAATATAACCACGAGGTATTTTTTTACACTTTTCATCAGTGTTGCAATAGTAATATCCTTTTTTGCAGGACTTCTTAGACATCACTTACTATCAGATTCATTATTATTTAGAAAACCTTGTTTGAGTAACTTTGAAAGTTCTGATGTAGACCCAACAAATAAAGCGTTATTTGTTACATTATTTGGTCCCTTACTACCAGTATCTTCTTCCAGATCTTTTAACTTTTTCTGAAGATCTGCTAATTTATCTGTAGTATCTGCAACAGATTTGATTAATTGACCCGCAACTTCATATGCTCTAGGACTTGCACTTTCACCTGCAAGTTCCATAATACCATTTATTGCTTCTTGACCCTTTTCAATCAAAGAATATAAGTTTGCTCTTGTATATTCATAATCTTTTTTAATATCATTCTTTTCCACTTTTAGTGGAACAGGTTTTACTGGTTTTGACTCAACAATACTACTTTCAATATTGAGTGCTTCATCAATAGAATCATAACTATTAGTCATTGTTATTAGATATCAATTTTACGGGTTGGACTGAATGTCTTGGAATCTGCAAAGAATTCAGTTGTTTCCGAGAATCCAAAATCATCACCTGGCATTAAAAGTTTATGGTCCAATTCATCAATTACACCATCATCATTTTTATCAATTTTGGATGTTGGTGTAACTGTATAACGAACTTCTCGTTTGGCAGTCTTAATATCTGTACTGGTGTACATATCAACCTGAACCTTACGGATAAGTCCATCACTACTATCAGCAACAGGACCAAACAGATAAGTTTTTGCTGTAAACTGTAAAGTATGTATCAATGCACGTCTTGTATCAAAATTTCCTTCATAATCATCTTGGAATCCAACACTCTCTAAAATAATAGGAATATCTCTTTTTTCTCCAATAGAATCTACCAAATCAATAGTTAAATTGAAGTGTGGTTGGAAATATGGAAGGATTTGTTCTAATATTTGTAATGAGTCATCATTTAGTTTTGAAAGAATATTTAATTCAAATCCAATATTATATGGAACTGGCATAAAAACTTTTTTTGCCTTACTACCATCATCACAAGTTTTAAACGTTTGAACTAAACTTGATTTTCGGGTAGCGTCATAGTTAATAGATGTCATTTCAAACGACATTCTTGGCATTGTGATTTGAACTGCTTTGTTCAAATCTGCTTGTTGTGTAATTCTTGCTAAAAACTTTTGACTAGGACCATATGCAAGAGGAACCTTTACTTCACTAAAATTTGTATCGTTTTCTCCAGCATGGCGAACATGGATATCGTTAAATAATGTTCCAAAACCAATAATTGTTTTTCTAACAATTTCGTGATAATAATAAGTTCCTAACATTAAAACGTACCAAATGGATTTCTTTCTGTAAAGTCCAATATTTTATCTGCTTGGACTTGGAACTCATCGTTCTCAGTATATTTATCGTATAAGTCTTCGTGTCTATATTCTTGGACTGGGTAGTAAGCTCCAGACTCTTGTCCAACAATATTTTCTCCCCTTTGGAATCTTGTTTGTGTTTCTCCAATTCCAACGTTGGAAATCTTAAGGATTTTAGTATCCTGATCCCATTCTTTAACTCTTGCTCGTGTTTGAGATCTTGATCCAACTATTATTTCATTGAATATATAAGTTCCAATGCCAGCAAGAGTTTCTGGATCTGCAATAGTTACTTGTGGAGAAGAACTATATCCTCTACCAGCATTTTGAACGTAAATTGATTTGACAACATTTGAAGTTCCATCACGACCAATAGATGCAATACCTACTGCAGTATGTGCAATACCACTTGCAGGTGGTCCAGCAATAGTTACTGTTGGTGCAGTTCCATATCCAACACCAGTATCAGTAATTACTAATTTGACAACGCCCTGACCAGAGGTGACCAATCTACAAGTAGCAGCAGCACCAGATCCGCCACCACCAGTAATTGTAATAGTTGGTGTAACAGTATATCCTGCACCAGCATTGGTAAGAAGAATTCTTTCAAGACCAGTAACTCCTGCTCTTGTTGTCATGAAACCAACAGCGGTTGCAGTATCTCCAATCTGACCTGTTGGAGAAGATGTAAATCCAATAATTGGTACTGATGTATAATTTCCTCCATCATTATTTAAGAATATCTCTTGAATATATCCACTAGAAACAGATCCCTCAATAGATGCAGATGCCGTTGCTGTTCTACCAATACCAATCAACTGAAGTTGAGTAATGAATCCTTCATCTTGAACTTGAGTATCGATAGTTTCGATTGTTGTATCGATAACTTCATCCTCATATTCAAAGAGTTCACATTTAAGTTGATAAACGTAATTTTTACCTAACTGATAAAATGGATCTTCGTGTTCAACAAATTTTACTTCAAATAATCTTTGTCCTAATGGAAAATAAATTAAATCTCCTTCTCTTGGGCGAGTTGGAGTTGGCATTATTGAATCTTCGGTGCCATCATCCTGACCAGCCATAAATGGAGCAATGAAATCTTCAAACCTTTCTTTTGAAATTGTTAGAATCAGTTCATCACGAATGCTGACTCCAAATTTAGTCATAATATCGCCAGCACCACCATATCCTTCATAGGTGTTTACATATGCTTCTATTGCAAAATTATCATCAAATTTTGAAGTTTGAACTTCTTCCAATACAGTCTTTTTATTTACATATTTTCTTGGAATATATGTAACTTCAACACCATGCATTGACAGGTGCTCGTTTATTAGATCTTGGACCAATCTTTGTTCAGATGCAGTCCCTTGTAAAAAGAATGGATTAAGTGCCATTATCCAATAAAGTCGAGAGGTGGAAGTTCATACTCTGAAGACATACGTGATTTAATATCCGATAATTCTTGCTCTGCTTGCTGTAGGATACCATCACCATTCATCTCAAGACCGCCTGGAAGTTTTACTCCTCTAAACTTACTTAAGTTTCTACCCCATTGACGTTTGATCAGAGCAGTCAAAAATGGTTTTATAAAACTATCATTGTAAATTTGAGTAAATGATACAGGATCCAGTGCTCTATAACATTCTAAAATAATAAACTCACCTACATTTTGCGAACCCCAATCAATATCTAGATATAATCTATCTTGCCTCTTATTAAATCTTACTTGTTTATCTGGAGTAAGTAGAAAATCAATATCCTCAAGATAAGTTTTAGTCATTGCATACTGTAACAACTCTACAGAGTTGAAGTAATACATGTCATTCAAAAATAATTGATATTTAATACTAAACATTCCACCAGAAATAGAACTAGTATCAAACTTAAATATCTTTTCTACTCCAATAACCGATTCTGGAACTTGAATGTAATTTGAATTCTCATAGAAACTAAAAGTTGTTGCAGTTCCTACAATTGTTGATTCGCCAGTAGTAACTGTTACTCCTATTCCAGTTTTTGGTGCTACTGTATTTGATCCTGAAGATTCTGCTGCAGTACCTCTATCAATATCACCTTGTGTTATCTCATACTTGAGATACATTTTTTCCACACCATCAAAATGGCGCTCATTAAAATATTGAATGGCATCATCAACTAGATCATCAATTTGATCGTCGTCTACATTAATCTCAAGAACTGGAGCACCAAGTTGACGTAAACAGTAGTCTATGAGTCCTTGTCTAGATGATGGTTTTGCCATATTAACCTTCTAATTTTGCTTTAAGATCAGCGTTCTCTTCAAGTAGAGATTCTACTTGTTCTTTAAAATCTTGAGACATAGTTGCCAACTTTGCCTCAAGAAGAACATTTTGATTTGATACCGCTGCTAACTTTGAATTATAAATTTTGATGAGAACGTTAACATCAACTTCACTTTGATTGTCCATTAATTACCTCAGAAAGTTCCCCCGTCAAGTGTTGAAGTCCAGTGGGGTTTGTTAGTATATATTACACTAACAGTATTGGGAACTGAAGCAAGATTTGCAATTGCTCCATTAACACCTTCTCTCCTAAGATTGTCGGATGTATTAAATGTTCCCTCAACACCAATTACATTAACAGAATTTGCTCCAGTGACAGCAGTTTCAACAACACCATAAGCACCAGTAGTATCCTGTCTGATGATATCTCCTGCAGACGCAGTAACAGCACTGCCAAGAGCAAGGGTGTTCTTAGTGATAGCAGTCAACATCTGTTTAGATGCGACTACAGGCGATGCAACGGCATTTGTGGATCTCTGAAGACCAGTGTCATCAAAGTAAACTATACCACCAGTATTGTAATCACCAGATTGGTAGTAGATACCTTTAATATCTAAGAAACCTTTGGTTCCATTGACAAGACTACTTGCAATACTTGCATCTGGAACATACGTCCATCTTCTACTGTCATCTGCGTGAGTTCCGTGGTTATCGGCATCAGCAGCACTATTTGCAATAGAACTATCATCAAAACCAAAGAAACCTTCTTTATTATTTGAAGTTCCACTACTTGTGTTGTAACTGAAAGATATACCTCTATCAGTATTACTATCGTAAGCGTGAGTAAGTGTTACTTGAGAAGTTGTTGTAATACCAGCAGTACTATTTGCTGACATCGTAACAACTTTAGTGCCTGTGTTAAAGGCAGTAATTGATGTTGCACCAGGAATATTTGCGTGAGCAATAATATCACCAGTATTAATACCAACTACAGAGTCTAAAGTAATCGTATTTGTACCACTGGCATGTTCTGCCATTACTGTTCTGATACTAGTTACATCACCAAGATGTAAAATTGCATCATTTAAAGTTGAAGTTGTAGAGTTGACAGTTGTTGTAGTACCATCAACTTGTAAATCACCTTTGATGATGACCTTACCTTCATTGCTTAATCCATCGGGATATGGATCAATATACAGTTCATTACCACCACCTGCTCTAGTTGCGATAACATTGGATG